AACTTGTTGGTCATAAGCGCTCCGCGACCTACGGTAAATTCTTCCATTTCTTTTTGATCTTCTGCACTAGGAACGAGAGCAGGAAGGGAGTCGATAACAATGCAATCAACAGCCTTGCTTTCGATAATTTGAATAACCGCTTCATAAACTTCCTCCATAATATTAGACTCAATAACAAATAAACGTGAAACATCCACACCGCATAGTTCTGCGTAGGAAGGAACCCATTGTTCAGCCGCTACCCAAACAGCAGTCCACTCTGGATCTCTGCGTTGGTTTGCTGCAATTGTTTTAAAAGCAATTGCGGTTTTACCGTTGGATTCTTCTCCAACAATCTCATGCCATTGGTTAATTGGCCATCCGCCACCAAGGGCTACGTCTAACGCTAGTGACCCTGTTGTAAAACGTCCAGATAAATCTCTAATGTTTGACCCAACAACAATTGTGTCTTGACCAAACTTTTTATTTAATTTTGCTACGATTTTTAATAATTCCGGATTGAGTGCCACGTTCGCCATTAACCTAACTTTCCAATAATTGTTGTTGGATTCCATCCGCCTGTGGCTACTTGTACTGCTGGTTGAACTGGACCTGCGGCCTGTGGGCCACCAGTAATTCCTTTACCTAAACCGCTACCGCTTTGAACAATTGGATAACCGCAATCGTAACAACGTGCTTTAGTTCCTTCAATTGATCCATAGTTTCCGCTACCGCAACTTGGGCATCGTGAAGCATTAGCTGATGCGGGTGGGCGAACTCCTTGTTGTGGAGGCGCTGGTGGTGCGTACGTCATGGGTTGTTGCGAGGGAGGCATCGGAGGCATATTTGCCGGACGTGATTGCTGTTGAGGTTGACTTAGTTTATCTGCCCACCAACTCATATTTGGATATCTCCTTTAATCGTATCTGTGCTGATAATACCCAATTCTAGTCCAGATGCAAAAGCGGACAAAAGCGCTGAATAACCTACCTGAACATACATATCTTCAATATGTTCTTTTTCGTGGGCTAACTCTTCTGGATTCATGCCTTGAGATTTTGTAAAATGATCAAACTGTAATGCGGTAATGGCGCGAGCATTAATATCTGCAATAGTTTCTAAAAATGGAACTAATGGCATAACGTTAAGTAAACGTGCGTCACTCTCTGACTCTTCCTGCTCTTCGCCCTCTGCGCTAACGGGCATCATCCCTACAAGACTTGCAATCTTGTTTGGCTCTTCCATCCCAGCGTCGTAAAAATACCAGCGGGCAAGGACTGGTAACGGAACCTCGGTTATAGTTCTTTCACCTTCATCAGCCTGAACTTTTTGCCAAAATTTCCAATTCATTACTTAGCCTCTCCCCAACGCTGAACAACCGTTATGTCAGCAATGAGTGGCACCTCCAATAGGTTAATGCCTTCCATAGCTTCTTTAATTGCTGCTTTTGTCTCTTCCACCAGATTATCTGGAGCAAGAGTCACCAATTCATCGTGAACGGTAAGTATAAGTTTAGCCTCTTTGGGGATTAAGCTGTGTGCTCGAACCATAGCAAGTTTAATGACGTCCGCTGCCGACCCTTGGATCTTGGTATTAAACGCTTGGCGTTCTGCACCAGCTCGATCATATTTATCAGAGGCATTCATTTCTGGAAGATAGCGGCGTCTTCCAAGAATGGTCGTAACGTAAGGAACTGGCTTTTCTTTATTACCTAATTTTCTGGTAGAAACAAGTACCTTAAACTTATAGGTGTTAATAGAAGGAAAACGGGCTGAAAAACGGTCTAAAAGATCTCTAGCCTCTTGTTTTGTACACCCGATTGATCTGGCAATTTTATCTGGACCTACTCCATAAGACATAGCAAGAACAAGAACTTTGCCAGCCTTGCGGTCTACGCCCATTTCATTTCCCACGGTGGTGTAGATGTCCCCACCGTTTTTGTAGTTTTCAACCATGATTGGATCCTTAGAAAAGGAAGCAATAACTCTTGGCTCAATCTGCGAATAGTCGGCTACAACAAACTTGTACCCATCTGGGGCTTTAAAGAGGTTGCGAATTGCTTTACCGTGCGCCGTGTGTGGTGCTGGTACGTTTTGTAGGTTTGGGTTACGACTTGAGAACCGCCCTGTTTCTGCGCCGTGCTGTACAAAATCACAATGGATTCTGTTGTTAATGAGTAAACTGTCTTTTGTTTCAATTCTAACCTTTCCGGCTGTAGTCCTAGTGACTTCTCCGCCTAAATATGGGACAACGTATGTGGTGTGCAATTTGTTTAAATCAGCGTAAGTTAAAAGAGCGTCAACTAGCGGGTCTTCTCCCCGGTAAGCCTCCAGCGCTTCAGCTGAAACTGAATCCCCGCCCTTTGCGGTAACAATCTTTGGCTTAAGTCCTCGACCGCCTTCTGATTTGGGGCCATACAAAATTACCTGCTTATCAACGTTAGAGTTGATGTTGAACTGTTGACCAGCAACCTTAAAGATCTCAGCTTTTGCGGCTTCAATGTCAATTTTTAATTGAGCATCTAAAACTGTAAGAGCATCCATATCGATAGGAGCGCCAGTCAACTTCATGTCACAAAGAACCTTAAGAACATCCATCTCAAGTTTCATAACGCCAGTCACTTGATTTTCTTCTAACTTCTTTACAAGTATTTTCCATAGCAAGAACGTGTACTTAGCGTCGAGGTATGCGTACTTAGCAACCTCATCAAATGAATAAACTTCTACTTGAGCTCCTACGCCCTTTTCCATTTGAAAACCAATTTCACGTTTTAAACAATCGGCAAGACCGCATCGGTTCTTGTTACGGTTATCGTAAAGAAACGAAGCAATCATGGTGTCAAAGTAAGGACCTACGGGAAAATTACCACCGTAGTATTTTGCAACAGAAGTAAGGTCAAATACTAAATTGTGACCAATCTTTAAAATGCTGTTATTAAACATAAGAGGTTTAAGGGAAGCAAAAACCTCTGCTGGAAATAACTGTGAGGGAGGGTCAGAAAATACTTTAGTTGATTTTTTAGAGTCTCGTGAGTAGTCGCTAGGTCGTGCTTCAAGACCTTGTTCTACGCGCTTTTCACCTTGTCCTGTTAAAGGAAAGACCGTATCGAGAAGAACACCATTAGGATGACCCATAGGGATAACATCACAACGACCGTGAGTAGCCAAACTAATCCAGAGTACTTCATTAACAGGCGTATCGCCTCTACGTTCTCCGACTGTTTCCACGTCGTAAGCAAACGCATCTTGTTCAAGATAGTAGGCAACCATTTCATCTAGTTGATCGTTAGTTGTAATTATATTCATAGATATCCCCAAAAGCCTAGAGGCGCTAGGGGGATAAATCTAGCGCCTCTAAACATTTTTTGGTTAGAGCAGACTTTCTGCAATCTCTACCAATGATTGATGAGAATCCTCACGGATTTCAGTGCGCTCAAATGGTTTAAAAGCTGCAACAGCAAGTTCTGTCTCAGCCTCGTTAAGTCCCCAATCTTCTGTAAGATCACGAGCCTTTACTGGCATTAAGTTGTAAACAGTTTGCTGCTTTTGTCCTGTGCGACTTAGCGCCCAGTAGTTGCGGGTCAATGGACCAGCCTGTGAAAACTCACCCGCGTGCAAAGTCTTATACAAACGAGGTGTTGCAATTAGCATTTGACGCTGGTATGGCTTAGCGGTCAAATTAATAACAGTGAACGCACGCTTTACTTCTGGCTTGTCTTGAAGCTTTAAGCAAAGTGGGCAAGTATCACCTAAACACACATAAGAACGTCGACCTTCGGTCTTGTCCTTTAAGAAGTGCTGGCGGTAGTTGGCAAATGGACCAGCAGTATCGATGAAACGAACTAACTGGAATGTTTCAGAATGCTTGTACTCAGTTGGGAACTCTGTCTGAACTGGAACAAGTTGTTCTGCTGCTTCCCAACCCGATTGGATTGAGGATGTTGTTGCTGATGTTGTTTGAGTTGGACGATCTTCTACTGAGAATGATTCGTCTATTACTTGTCCGTATGTCGATGCATCCGGTGTTGTTTGATTTACGCCCATGGGCGGCTTTCTCCTTTTCGCAGTTGTATGCAGTTATTAAGCAGTTTCCTCAGCGAGGGATTGTTCCCAAGCTTTGGCTATTTCTTCAGTGACCTCTCGGTACTTTACCCAGTCTATACGCTTCACGTGTAAAACGCCAAACTTAGTAAAGATCATGATTGCGGATTCAATCATCGAGCGGCTATATAAGCGCCTTCCTTGCCGTTCCCGTCCCAACTTATCCGTTTTAGTCGGTAAGCGGTAAGGCGA